CGGAACTCAGGAAAAAGTTTTGAAAGGCGGTGGAATCAAGTCGGAAATGGCTTATCAGATGGCTCGCAGGATGAAAGCACTCAAGAAAGACGGAGAGTACGCTATCATCGGTCAGTCTTTGGCAAAAGCGGCAGGTAACACTACTACCGCAAGAAAGATGGGGTCTCTGGACTCATATCTTGTAACTAACAACAACTTTGCAGCTTCAGGCTCTTCAGCAGTTGCCGGAAACGGTGCGGATGTCTCTGACTATGCCGGGACTAATCGGGCGCTTACTGAGGCAATCCTCCAGGACGCCTTGATGGACGTATATGACAACGGCGATAGTGGAAACACGATTAACTGCGTCACTACTTCAGCGTCTAAAGTCGTTATTTCAGGATTCACCGGCGCAGATGAGCGGCATGTAACTACCGACGATAAGCGGTTGGTCAATACTATCGACGTTTATGTAGGAGATTTTCACACGGTTCAGATTATACCGAATCGTCTTTGTCTGGCAAACACCACATTTCTTATCAGCCCTGAGTATCTGAAAGTAGCAGAACTTAGGCCGGCTCACTCGTTCGATCTGGCTAAGACGGGTGACTCAATGAAGAAGCAGATCATTTGGGAATGGACTCTTGAGGTCTGTAACGAGAAAGCTCACGCTAATATAGCAGACCTTACAACCTAGAAACCCAAACCCGACAAGGAGGGGTGCCGGGGAAACCCGGCACCTTTTAGCGCATGAATGAGCTACAAAAAATGAGGCTGCCGATTCTTGAAGCCAGGGAGAAGAACCGAGCCAAAAAAGACAGTAAGGCCAAAGCAATGGCCGAAGGTAAGTACAATAAAGCGCTTCGCAGGCTGAACCGGGCTATTGAAGCGGGAATGTCTACGGAGAAAGAGCTTAAAGCCTCGGAGAAAAAGTCATCATGATTCTGGTAAGTGAGGAACATAACCCGGTGTCAGGCATAACCACTCAATGGTTTTCGCACAAAGATGGTAGAGTAACGATTCGGGCGGTACAGGACGTTGAGCCGGTTATTAAACACAATACTGCGGTGCTCAACTCTAAAAGCGCAAAATCCTCTAAATTCAACGAGAACGAGGGTCTCGGCACCAAAGTGGCGGCTATCCCGACTATTCTCGCAGAAAAATGGATGAGAGAAAAAGGTCTGAATCTTTATACTTGTCCCAGCAAAGATTTACTTAAACTGTTAAACGATCCTGACTATCGTAGGCTGCGAACCGCCCACGGGAGACTTTGATTATGAATTATGGCGAGCTGAAAACGCTACTGGCCGGGTATCTTCACAGATCAGACCTTACCGCGATGATCCCGAATTTTGTCACCCTGGCGCAAGCTCGGCTGAATCATGATATCCGGCATATTATGATGAATGGTTCGTCGTCTATCAACGCAATAGCGGGAACCGCGAACATTACGCTCCCTTCGGATTTCCTGCACATGGTACGTCTTCAGGTGCCTTACAGCAGCGGCTATCGAACACTTCAGCAACAGACGTTGGAACAGAATACTGCGTTTAATGAGAGTTATGGCGGAGGGACGGGAGACCCACAATACTACGCCATCATAAACATGACCTTGGCAGAACTTGTCCCAACCCCTGAAGAAAACGTGACGCTGACCTGTGTGTATAGACGGAGATTAGCGGCTTTCACGGGCGACACAGCGACAGACGATGTTTTGACAAAGTTCCCTAATGCTTATGTCTACGCCGCTATGGTGGAGGCAACCCCCTATATTCAATCAGATAAACGACTTGGACTTTGGAAAGCTCTTTATGATGAAGAGATGATGCGGATAGATGACGTAAACCTTGAAGCGCAATGGTCAGATTCACCAAGAAGCATAAGTAATCCGGCGGCTGATACGCCTTAATGGAGCATAAGGATGGCACTTGAGACAGGAACCTATATAGACGATCTGGTAGCAACGAATCCGACATCAGGAGACTTGAAGTCGCAGGGTGACGATCACATCAGGCTAATAAAAGCCACGATAAAAGCGTCTTTTCCGAATGTGGCGGGAGCGGTAACGCTTACTCACGGGGAACTTAGTGGCGTGGACACCCCTCTCACCGGGACACCTACCGCGCCTACGCAATCTCCTGCGGACAACAGTACGGCGATAGCGACGACAGCGTATGTTGATGCCTCTTTTGTCGCTGCTGCGTACCCCCCTGTCAGCGGTAATTCAGGGAAGTTTCTTACTAATGACGGTAACGTCACTTCCTGGGAGGACGCATATACAGAAGCGGAGTGCGACGCAAAATTCGCCCCCTTGAACTCTCCGACACTTACAGGGACTCCGGTAGCGCCTACCGCTGCGCCGGATACCAGCACGACACAGATTGCAACTACCGCATTTGTCACTACTGAGGCTAATCTTAAAGCGGATCTCGCTTCCCCGACATTTACTGGCACCCCTCTCGCTCCGACAGCGACAGCAGGAACGGATAACACCCAGATAGCTACTACGTCTTTCGTTGCCACATCGTTCGCTCCTCTTGCCTCTCCAGCGCTGACAGGGACACCTACAGCACCTACAGCAGCGTTAGGGACGGATACGACACAGATTGCGACTACGGCGTTTGTAGAAGCCGCAGAGAAAGGGCTTTATGATGCTTATGTTGAGGTTGCAGATGTCAAAGCTACCACCACTGATGGAGGATCGTGTAGCGCTACAACTTGGAATGTGAGAAGTATTGCTGAGATTAGCGACGATAGCAATATAGCTTCGGTTTCTGCAAATGTGCTAACATTAGACGCCGGAACGTACGACTTTATTATATTTGCGACTGCGTATGATTGTGGTCCCACGCAATTACGACTTTATGATAGCGTGGGAGCTTCTGATGTTGAGGTGGGGCTATGTACTTCTGCTGGTTCAGGAGACAATACTATGAATATAGCTGTAGGAACTGCTGTTATAGCCGGAACAGAAGGGCTTAGAATTGAGACGTATACAACAAGTGCTCAGGCTACTAATGGGCTAGGTCTTGCTAGTAGTTCCGGAAAAGATGAAGTTTACGTTAAAGGAGTTTTTAGGAGAAGAGTGTAATGGACTTGTTAAGAATAGTTGAAAGGCTCGTTCCTGATGTTGAGTGGGTAGGTAACGTGGTTGATGCTTCTTCTAAGGCTTCTCTTCAGGAGACGTTTTATTCTCCTTCCGGCCAGCCTTTTCCCACAAATGCGGAAGGTTTGGCGGCATGGGCTGAGATTCAGGCAGAAGATGCAGCAGAAGCAGAGGCAGCAGCAGAACTTGCTGACCTTGACAAGGCTAATACGTGGCTGACAAGCCAGATTACACCGATGAGCAGTATATCGGCTGCAGATAGGACACGGCTGAGGGACATTCTTTTTAGGATTTATAAAAACTATAAGTACGGAAAGTAATATGCCGATAACACGCATAGTCAGAGCTGGTGCGGGAGGGGTTAACAAGGACATCCCTGCTGTAGAGCTTCCGGCAGGGAACGTGGCGGAGTTTACCTGGTCAGACGCTCACAATATGCGGTTTCTGGACGGCTATGGAACTCAGTTTTACGGGTACGGTGTTGTCTATGAATCTCCGAGCGTTACTCCCTACTTCGTTATGCCCTTGGTGATCGGGACAACCCCGTACTGGATATACGCCGGAGAAGAAGACATATATTGTGTAGCGCTGTCTCCGAGCCTGACGCATACCGATCTATCGGGAGCAACTTACAACGGAGCGGTCAACGCGTGGACCGGTGGCATTTTAGGTGGTATCCCTATTCTGAACAACGGCACCGATGACCCACAGCAGTGGGATACTAATGTCGCTAACAATTTTGCGGATTTATCTAATTGGCCTGCGGCGACTACCTGTAAGTCGATGCGGGTGTATAAACAGTTCCTTGTTGCGATGAATGTCACGGTGAGCGGCACGAATTACCCATATATGGTGAAATGGTCACATCCGGCGGTTCCGGGGGCTGTGCCTATCTCATGGGATGAGACTGATCCGGATGTTGACGCTGGACAAACGGACTTGGCCGAGGGGTCAGGTATTATCATAGACGGTTTGGCGCTTAGAGACTCATTTATCATCTATCGTGAAGGGTCCATCTGGATAATGAACTATACCGGAGGACCCTATGTCTTTTCTTTCCGGAAGATGCTCGGAACCTCCGGCATTATGAACCGGAACTGTGTTGTAGAGTTTGACGGATACCATTTCGTTCTCACCGATAATGACATGATCGTTCATGATGGCAATACAGCAACCCCGATCCTCGATAAGCAGGTTCGCAGAGATGTTTTTCGAGAAATAGATTCAGATGCGAGAAATGTCTGTTTCGTAATGAAAAACCCGTTCTTTAACGAAATCTGGGTCTGTTATCCCTCGGTAGGACACACCTCTTGCGACAAGGCTGTAGTCTGGAATTACCGGGACAGAACAGTGTCTTTACGAGAAGTACCGAATGTCTACCACGGGGCTTATGGCCAGGTGGATGAGGCGATAACCGAACCGTGGAGCGATGACACTGAAGTGTGGAGCGCAGATACTACAAAATGGAATGAGGGGGCAAACGTCCCTGGTAATATCAGGACGCTTTTCGCCTCCGCAGATGACGAGCTGTATCTGATAGACGCTGGAGGAGAGGGGCGTCCGACGAGCTCATATCTTGAAAGAACCGGACTCACTTTCGGGGCAGCAGAACGCAGAAACCTTATAAAAGGCATACGTCCTCGGATAGCCGGGTCTGAGGGAGCGACAATTAAGATAAAAGTAGGGGGCTCAGATAGTAATCCGTATGCGCCCCCTACGTACAGTACAGCGGTAGACTTTACAATCGGCTCTGATATTCGCGAAGATATGTTGGTAGATCATCGGTATCTTGCCATCAAGTTTGAAAACAACGACTCGGCAGAGGAGTGGCGGCTCGACTCCTTTGACATCGAGTGGGAAGACGGAGGTATTTGGTGAGAACCACACGAGTTAGCGATACAGGAGGTCGGTACTCGAAAGGTATAATTTCCGCTGATGTTTTCACTCCTGAACAACTCCGGTATTTAAACGAAGAATTGGAGAAACTTGTAGCAGTAATTGCTTCGCATGATGAAGCATTAGACGCCCAGACGCTGCCTGATGCAGGAGATACAGATCAAGTACTCACTAAGTCGAGTGGTGATGACTACGATGTAGCGTGGGAAGATGCAGCGGCCGGGGGTAGTGGGGCAACGGAACTCTCAGAGCTCTCAGATGTTAACACCTCGACCGTTACAAATAGGAACGTGTTGGTAGCAGATGGTGTAGATTTTGAGTCTAGGGCCTTGGTTGAGGCAGATATATCAGATTTAGGTACGTATCTAACCTCGGTATCAGAGGCAGCAGTTACAGCCCATGAAGCGGCGTTAAGTATTACTGAATCCCAGATATCGGACCTCGGCACCTATGCTACAGAGAAAGAATACGCGAGTTTTTATCTTTCTACCGGAGGCGTAACGGCGGTCTCAACGACAGAGACAACGCTTACTGTCAATGAAACTTCTGTAAACTCTGATACAGATATTTTTGAACTAACTTCTTCTCAAGTCAC